AGGAGGTGATGGAGGGGATGGATTAGTTATTTTAGTTTGTTGGTAGCGTTTCGTGAAAGGTGTATATAATTATAATTAAATAAATAATATTATATTAATTAGTATAATAGTATTAAAAATAATAATTTAAACTTTATGGAAAACGTTACAACAATCAGTCAAGAAGAGTTAGCTAAAATTACAGAGCTACAAGAACAGTATGCTGAAATTACAGCTAAATTAGGTCAGGTTCACATTGAACAACTAAATTTAAAAATTTATCAAAACACTTTAGAGACTAGCTACCAGGCTCTTAAAGAGCAGGAAAATGCTTTAGGTCAAGAGTTAAACGCTAAATACGGCGACGGTACTTTAAATCTTCAAACCGGCGAATTTACAGCGTCTAAATAAACCCGTTTGAGATTTTATTACCATATTTATTAGTAATATTAATCTTAAACGTTTAACCTTTAAATCTTAATTCAATGGCAGAGAAAATAGTCAGCCCTGGTGTGTTTACCGAGGAAAAAGACTTGTCTTTCTTACCACAAGGAATTGCGAATATTGGTGCTGCTTTTATCGGTCCTACTATTAAAGGACCGGCAATGGTGCCAACCAGCGTAACTTCCTATGGAGAGTTTGTGCAAGTATTTGGTGATACAGACCCAAATTTATATTTACCTTACACAGCTAAGGAATATTTACAAAATTCAGGACAGCTAACAGTTGTTCGTACTTTACATGACGACGGTTACAAACTTCAAGATCCTTTAGCAGTTGTTGCTTCAGGTTCATTTGGACAAAAGTTAGTAGCAGTTCTTCATCCTACTCAAATTCTATCTCAGACAGATGCGTTTTACGACGGCACTACTGCATTATTTCAAAAGTCAGTATTAACTTCTAACGTATCCGGCGCTGCTGTACTTAACGTATCTGGTACATATACCGTTGATACCGCTGCATTTCCTAATGGAAAGTCTAACGGATCTGCTTTATATAGTGCTTCGTTAAATTCAAATAGTGATAATTACTTAACAAAAGTATTTGGTCAAAAAGCAACTGCAACTAAAGATCCGGTTTATTTATATAACATTTTTGGAAAAGCTGCTTCAGCTTCATTAGCAACTGACGCTGCTTGTTCTATTTCACTACGCTCAGGATCTTTTGACTTTTTAGGTACTTACTCTTCAGCTAACACTCCTTGGGTTATTTCTCAAACAGTTAACGGAGCTAGTAGTACTTTATTTAAGCTTCACACTATATCTCATGGAGTTCACACTAACTACGAAGTAAAAGCTGCTATTAGCAACATTAAGCCTGCAGGTACAGTACCTGGATCTGAATACGGGTCGTTTGCAGTAACTATTCGTTTAGTAGACACTACCTATTTAAAAGCAGTTGGTACTCCTTTTGAAGTAACTGACTCTGACGTACGTCCTAATATAGTTGAAACTTTTGACAACGTTAACTTAGATCCTAATTCGGCAGATTACATTGCTAGAAGAATTGGAGATCGTTATAGAACATTTACCAATGGTAAAACAGTTGTATACGGCGATTATCCAAATAAATCTAAGTATGTGCGTGTTGAAGTTGATGAAAACGTTGCTAAAGGTAACTATTCTAATCAGTTAGTTCCTTTTGGATTCCAAGCTCTTTACAATACAGTACCTAGCACATTAACTACTGCTACTACTGCACCAGCTGTTGCTGCTAGCACTACTATTACAAATGTATCTCAATCGTTAGCTGCATTTACATGGAATTCAGGAGGCACTCCATCTACCGGTAGTTTTATATTTAAAATTAATACAAATACAGGTACATATTTTTTCCAGGGTTATACTTCAGGTAGTCTTTTTGGAGACAGTACATTTAGTAATTATTACTATTTTGAATTGTCTGGTTCAAATACTCAAGATGTTCAAAGCTTTGTTAATGAAGTAAACCAAAATAATTTCTTTACTGGAGTGTCTGCTTCTATATCTGACACTTATGGAGTTAAATTTACTGCTACGACAGCAGGAGCTTCTAGCAATGGATTTTACGTAGAGACTAGCGGCCCTACATCTACTACCAGATACACGTTAGCCGGTGGTGTAGATGCACAAGGATCAGATATATTCCCAGCTGCTAGCTACGTTGCAACTCAAACAGTTAACGGTATTTACAATAAGCGTAAGCATTTTGGATTTGATTACGATTTATCTGGAACAGATAATATTAATTATTTGAAACCAATTCCAGCAACAAGCGTAACAACTGGTTCAAATGTTAATTTCTTATTGTCAAACTTTAATCAACATGCATCAGCTAATTATCCAACCGCTGCTACTGCATACTCTGGAGCAATTGACTTAACTAGCAACACTACCGTTGATTCTCGTAAGTTTATTGTACCTTTCCAAGGTGGAAGTGATGGAGTTCAACCAAATCGTAGAATTTTAGTTGGTGCTGACATTGTTGCTGCCAATACTCAAGGATACGATTTAAATGGATCTTCTGGTAAAGACTATTCAGTTTATAAAAATGCAATTGACGCTGTATCCAACGTTGATGAATTAGACATTAACATGTTAGTAATGCCAGGTGTTATTCAAAGCAAGCACTCAGCAGTTATTGACTACGCTGCTAATATGTGTCAAGACAGAGGAGACACTTTCTTTGTATTTGACTGCGTTGGTTTAACTGACAACATTGCTTCAGCAACAGACGCCGTTACAGCATTAGATAATAATTACGGAGCTACTTATTATCCATGGGTTAAAATTGTAGACGTTAATATTAATAAGCCAGTATGGGTACCGCCTAGCGTTGTTATTCCTGGTGTGTTAGCATTTAACGACAGAGTAGCTGCTGAATGGTATGCACCTGCAGGTTTAAATCGTGGTGGATTGACTTCAGTATTAGACGCGTATACTCGTTTAACTCACGCTGAAAGAGATGAGTTGTATGAAGGACGTGTTAATCCAATAGCTACTTTCCCAGGTGTTGGTGTTTGTGTATGGGGTCAAAAAACTCTTCAAGCTAAACCATCTGCATTGGATCGTATTAATGTACGCAGATTGTTGATTGCAGTTAAGAAATTTATTGCATCTGCAACTAAGTATTTAGTATTTGAAAACAATACAGCAGCGACTCGTAACCGTTTCTTAAATATCGTTAATCCATATTTGGAATCAGTTCAACAACGTCAAGGTTTGTATGCATTTAAAGTTGTAATGGATGAGACTAATAATACTCCTGACGTTATTGACAGAAACATTATGTATGGTCAAATCTTCTTGCAACCTGCGAAGACCGCTGAATTCATTATTATTGACTTCAACATTTTACCAACCGGAGCTGCTTTCCCAGGAGCTTAATTGGTATAATATATTTAGTAAAAAGCCTCTGGAAACAGGGGCTTTTTCTTTTTATATACCTCCATATTTATTAGTATATAAACTGATACTATAATGAATAACAAGAGTATATCTGCCCTACGAAAGTTGGTTAACGAAGAGGTACGCAAAGCGTTGACCGAAGGAAAAATAGAGATAGGAGCAAAAGTAAAAATTGCGTCTCCGGAGTTAGCTGATTATAATAAAACTGGTGAAGTGCAAGATGAAGCTCCTTCAGGAAAGTTTTATATGGTTAAATTGAAATCAGGATTGGCTTATTTTCACGAATCTGATTTACGTGTAATAGGATAATTTTTTCCAAAAGATCGATATTTATATAAAATAAAGTAACAATTTAAAACGAATTTAACATGGCTGAATTGCTAGACCCAACCGAAATTATGTTTACCGCTTTTGAACCAAAAGTGGCTAACCGTTTCATCATGTATATTGAAGGTATCCCGGCTTATTTAATTAAAGCAGCTAACCGACCTGGTATTACTTTTGGGGACGTTGTGTTGGATCACATCAACGTAGAAAGAAAATTGAAAGGAAAAGGAAGATGGAATGATGTAAGCATCACTCTTTACGATCCAGTTGTTCCTTCAGCAGCTCAAGCTGTAATGGAGTGGGTTCGTTTATCTCACGAATCTGTTACTGGTCGTGATGGATATTCTGACTTTTATAAGAAAGACATTACGTTTAACGCTTTAGGCCCTGTAGGTGATAAAGTTGAAGAGTGGACTTTAAAAGGTGCTTATATTGGAGATGCTAACTTTGGTGACTTTGATTGGAGTACAGAAGACGCAATTAACATTCAGCTTACGATCAAGTATGATTATGCCATATTACAATTTTAATCTGCATCTTGATATTATATACGAAAGTCCCTCTTCGGAGGGATTTTTCATGTTTAAGATATTTATTAATAAATTGAGTATATGAAACACAATCAATTAAGAAAAGTAATACAAGAAGAAGTTCGTAAAGCATTGACAGAGGCTGATGTAGTACCAATGGGCCCTGATGGTAAAAAGATTGAAGATCAACAAGTAATACGCAATTTAAACATGGCAGTCAAAGCCATTGACGCTTCTATACGTACTAAATTAATTGACTTAATTGAAGATCCTGGAGCAGCAAAAGCACTACGTAGTCCAGCACAACGCACTGCATTATTAGGAGCAATTGCAATTGCATTTGGAATATCTGAAAAAGATTTTTCTCAAATTGTATCTAAGATTAAAGGCGTATTAAAAACAGTAGACTCTAATGATCAAGCTTAAATCAATAGCAGAACAAGTTCTTAATGAAGCTAACGAGCAACCTACTTGGGGAGAAGTGCAGCAAGCATTTGAAGCTATTGTAGGTAAAAAGAATAAATCTGATGCTGTAGATTCTTTAAAGAAATTGGGAAAGTTTGGAGCATCACTTCTTCCAGGAGTTGATTTACTTACTAAAGGATTAGACATATACGATAATATATCTGATATTAAAGACGTAGCAGGGGCAATGCTTACGTTAGGAAAGTCAGTGTCAAATAGCGAACTTAAAAACCCTAAAGGTTCTGAGTTTAAACAATTGACAGCTCCTTTTTGGGACGCTATTCGATTAGATCCAGAAGTATCAATTATACTAGACGATAAAATTGAAAAGCAATTTATAGATGCTGTTATCTTACCTAAATTGAAATCTCCAGGAAATGAAAACGAGCGTATACCTAATATGAATTACGAGTTAGGTAAATGGCTAAACACTCAAGGTTTGAAGAATGCCGACATCTTTTTCAAAGGAAAAACCGGAGAATTGTAATTTTTACATATTTATATAAAATAATAAACTAATAGTTATGGCAACAGTTAACGACAACTATCCTAAGCACAACACTGAAATAAGTGATGCGCAATTAAAAGAATTGGCAATTCAACAGTACAATCAACAAGAAGTACGTCAAACTAAATTCCCGACTGAGATTATTGATTTACCGTCACAAGGTAAGTTATATGCAGAAGGATCTGCATTATCTACGGGTAAAGTTGAAATGAAATATATGACAGCAAAAGAAGAAGATATATTATCATCTTCTAATTTAATTAAGCAAGGAGTAGTATTAGACCGACTGTTTCAATCGTTGATAGTGTCTCCAATTAATTATAATGACCTATTAATAGGAGATAAAAATGCTATTATGGTCGCTGCTAGAGTATTAGGATATGGAAAAGAGTATGAAGTTGAAATTGAAGACCCATTTTCTGAAGGCGATAAACAAAAAGTAACTATCGATCTAACTACAATTGAACCTAAAGAGTTTGATTTTAGTTTAATGAATCCCGGATCTATAGAATTTGAACTTACATTACCAGCTTCAAAGCGTCAAGTTACATGCACACTAATGACGCATGGAATTGATACTAAAATTAGAGAAGCTATTAAAGGACAGCTTAAAGTTTCAAAATTAACTGGAGTAGAAAAAGAATTGACTACACGTATGAAGTATTTATTAACTTCAGTTGATGATAATACAGACAGAGCGTATATCAATAACTTTGTGGACAACGAATTATTTGCACAAGATTCTCGTTATATAAGAGATGAAATAAAAAGACGTACTCCGGATATGGATATGACTTTTGTATTTACTTCTAATCAAACAGGAGAAAGTCAGGTAATGGAGGTACCTATGGACGTGAGCTTTTTTTGGCCTAAGTCCTAAATATCGTCCAATATTACACACTGAAATATTTAACTTAGTATACCATGGTAACGGTGGATATACATGGGATACTGTATATGATATGCCAATATGGCTTCGTCGGTTTTACATTCGTAAAATAAATGAAACGTTAGAAAATGAACGTAAGGCGACTAAAAGCGTTACTAAACCAGATGTGCCAAAAGTATCACGTCCAGGACTTGTAAAACGTTAATTTTCATTTGTTTGATATTTATATTAAACGAATAATATCTACTATATGAAACGTAGTGAAATAAAAAAATTAATGCAAGAAGTCAAAGAGGAATTGATAATTTCTGAAGGAATTATTGATAAGTTGCTGTTTTTATTTCTTTCTCCAAAAATTAAAAAGGATGTTGATAAACTAAAAAACTCTCCAGACTGGAAAGAGCTTGTACAAAAAATAAACACTACACGTGATGAAATGGAAATGTACAATAAACGTTTAGAAAAGTATCTAAAAGATTGTGAAGAAAATGCAAAGTGGTTCAGAAAACGTGGACTTAAACCTCCTGTAGATTGCTCTAACGTAGAAAAGTATAAAAACAAATACTAATCTAACACATGGCCAAAAAACAGTCAAGTAATCCGGCAGCTGGTCTTAATAAAAAAGACCAACAACTATTTTCTGAATTTTTAAAACAACAGGTTAAAGGTACTAAAGAAACATCTACCGCACAAGAAAAATTAAATAAGAATTTAGAAGATGCTAGATCGATACAAGACGAAATATTATCTAATGAACAGGCAATTTTAGCAGTAGTCGAAAAACGAAAATCTGCAGAATCTAAAATAAATGATTTAAGTACAAAATTAGTCGATTTACAAAAAGAGCATGAAAAGACCGGTTCAAAAGAAGCTGCAACTGGCATTAAACGATTAGAAAATCAAATTAAACAGTATAAAAAACAAAAAGATATATATACTGAAACTGCAAAAGCATATAACTTAAATAGAAAAGCTTTAAAAGATGCTAAGAAAAATAACGAAGTTCAAAAGGAACATTTAGAACTTTTAAAGGAAGCATCGGACCACGCATCTGAATTAGTTGAAAAGTATGAAGGAATCTTAGAACCTTTTGAAGAATTAGATGACGCTATAAAAAAATTGCCAGGAGGAGAATTTTTATCAAAAGCTTTAGGAGTAGATAACCTTAAGGAAAAAATGCAAGATGCTATAGTAGAAAGAATAACCGAAGGTAAAATGGCTGGTAAAGGAATGATGGCCAGTTTAGGTCCATTGATTCCATTATTAGTTGCGGCATTAGCTTTATATAAAGCATTTGAGTTTGATAAAGAGCTTACTAAATTTTCTAAAGATTTAGACATTTCAAAAGATGCAGCGTATGATTTATCAATAGAAGCTGAGCATATTGCACATGATATGCATTTAGTAGGAGCAACGGGCAAAGAAGTAGAAGCTACTTTGGTTGCAATGCGTCAAGAATTTGGAGTAATGGCTAATGAACATTCTAATGAATTAGTAAAAAGTGTTACTGCATTACAAACTCAAATGGGATTGAGTGCTGAAGAAGCTTTTGCACTTAATGGCACGGCTACTCTGTTAAATATGAGTTTAGAAGAGCTATCAGCAGAAGCTGGTACTTTGGGCGAAGGATTAATAGGAAGTAAGCAGACATTAAAAGAAATGTCTAAATTACCTAAATCAATAGTTGTTGCATTTAAAGGTACTTCTAAAGAATTAGAAAAGGCTGTTATTAAAGGAAAGCTGTTAGGTTTATCGTTAGATAAAGTAGCAAAAATTGGAGAAGGTATGTTAGATATTGAATCTAGCATAGAAAAACAATTTACTGCGCAGGTATTAACGGGTAAACAAATTAATTTAAACGCTGCTAGAGAATATGCACTTACCGGTCAGTATGCAAAGTTGCAAGATGAAATAGTTTCGCAAGCAGGTAGTTTAGATGAGTTTCAAAAAATGGGCCCATTGCAACAAAAAGCAATGGCTGATGCTCTAGGAATGTCTACTCAGGAAATGACTGAAATTTTAACTAAGCAAAAAGAGCTTACTGAAAATTATGGATTGTCAGCGAGCAGAGCTGAAGAGATCATGAATATGGATGCTGAGAGTGCTAAAAACTTAAAAGATAAAGAAAAAACGTATTTTCAAATGCTTCAAGAAGAAAAAAATCAAAAAGAAGCATCTGCAAAGTTCCAAGAGTCACTTAATAAATTGATGATGGCGTTTGAAAAAATTGCATTTCCAATTGTTGAGGTATTAGGTGTGGCGTTTGATGGAATTGCGGTAGTAGTAGACGGCATTACATCTGGAGTCGCTGCTATACTTACTCCTATTCAAATGGTGCAAGATTCAATTAAATCAATATTTGATGGTAGTAAATCAATAGGCGATGTATGGAATGGCTTAGGAACTACGTTACAAACATTTTTAGGAGTGTTTACTGGATTGTTAGCTGTGCAACAAATATATGTTGCATGGAAAGAGCGTGAATTAATTGCTGCAAGGGCAACAGAAGCTTTAGAAAAAGCAAAATTAGTTTGGCAAGAAGCGCAGCAAATAGCACAAGGAGCCATAGCAGCTATTCAACAAAAAGGATTATTACGTACTATAGGTGAAGCAGCGATGACAGCATTTAAATCGGCTGCAGCTGTACCGTTTGTAGGTCCATTATTAGGAGCAGCTGCAGCTGCTGGCGCCGTTGCATTAGGTATGAAATACATGAATGATGGGGTGATCAATCCTAAAGGTGGAATGGTAGTTTCAGGTCCAGAAGGATCAATCGGACTCAATAAAGATGATTCTGTTGTTGCCGGTACAGATTTATTTGGGGACAAACCTGCAAATAATGCTAGCTCAAATAATGGAGAAGTAGTTGCACTATTAAAAGAATTAATTGCAAAAGTGTCGCAGCCTACCGTTATTAAATTTGGCTCTAAGACTATTGAAGAATTTGAAAGTCAAATCAATATGAGAAAATCTTATACGTCTCAAATTGACAGAGGTTATGGTGCGACATCATAATTATTAATATATGGCAGTAACTTTAACAGCTAATTTGTCTAAATGGAAAACAGTCCCAATATCCCAACAAGCGGATAAAGTTGCTAGTCAGCCATTGACAAATACTAAATATCCTAATTCAGGGCAAGCTTCTTTACAAAATCAATTAGGAGCAGGATCTCCTTTTCATTATGTTAAAGACAAAGCCGATACTCAAAAAGTATTTTCTATTGTAGGATATAATGATAAGCGTAAGTATAGTGATATTATTAAGCCTGCTACAAGTTTACTCTTAACTAAATCAACAGAAACTAATTCTCCATCGGCCCTAGAAGAGCAATATAAAAAGTTCAATCTTCGAGACAATACCAATAACATATACGATACGTATATGAAGCAACCTTATGTATTGCGAGGTATTCAGCGTGAAGATAAAAAAGAACCGCAGCTTTGGGGTATAGGTCGATTTGATGATGGGTTGATTAGAGGAGGAATGACAACTGCAGTTGAAAGATCTGCACAAGATACTGTACGTATTGCAAAATGGTTAGCTTCTCCTAAAGGACTTTTATGGGTAGTTAAACAAGTAGGTTTAGGATTGACAAATCCTAAAGTAGAAACTATTACAGATAGTGCATTAGATAGACAAACAAGAATTCATACAGGTATCGCGTCTTTATTATCAGTTCCAGGCTCTGCATTTGGATTGCATATTACACGACACGGTATACCATTTGCGAACGAAACTTCAAGTTACGGCGCTGTGCAATTAGCTAAATCGTTATTGTATCGATCTAATAAAACTGCAAATCGATTGGTTAGTTTGCAAAATAATTTATTTAGCAGCTCCACAGTTACATTAAATTTTTTACAGTCAATTGGCAATTTAACTTCAGTTTCAAAAAAATCTATCATACAAACTGCTAAGGGATTTAAAGGAGATGAGATCAAAGAGTTGTCAGGTATATTAGGACCGCAGTCAGTATACGGTATTGGATCTACTCCTATACGAAGAGTAGTTGACACTGTCACAGATGCTGTTAATAACGCTAAAAATGCTCAATTTGCTACTAGATTTGACAGTGAAAATTTATACGCTGGCAGAATTAGAGCGACTACTAATAATGTATATGACGTGTCTAAAGACACTAAAAACAATACAGTTAGTAAAATTGAAACTTCTGATGATCCATTATCACTACGTAATCGTACTGAAAATGATTATGATTATAGTGATAAAACTCCTGGATCTAAAAAAGATAACATTTTATCTCAATTAGAATCGAACCAATCAAAAGCAAAAACATATAC